TTATAAACAAGGCGGCGTTGCAAAAGGTTGTGGCGGCGTAATGGAAAATAGAAGAAAAGTTACAAAAAAATATTAATATGGGTTTACGTAAGTGGGTCCAAGATAACTGGGTTGATATAGCAAATAAAAAATCCGATGGATCTTATCCTAAATGTGGAAGAAGTGGTGGAGAGACAAGAAAGAATTATCCAAAATGTGTACCCATTGCAAAAGCTAGAGCTATGAGTAAAGGTCAAAGAGCATCCGCTGTTAAAAGAAAACAACAAGCAGGTAATACTGGACCTAAACCAGCTAATGTTCCAACAATCTTAAAAAGAAAAAGTATGGTTGCTGGAGGATTAGTATAATGCCAAGAGGCACTTGTTGGAGAGGCTACGAGCAAAAAGGATTTAAGAAAAAAGGTAATAAGTCAGTTCCTAATTGTGTAAGAGCAGGTAAAGCAAAAGGTGGTACAGCTAGAATACCTAGAAAAAAAGGCCAACCTGCCGGATCAAAAAAACATTCTGATTTATATACGGATGAAAATCCAAAAGGAACTATTCAAGGTTTAAAATTTGCAACAGAATCAGATGCTAGAAGAAGTGTATCTAGAATAAGAAATAGTGGTAAGACCCATGCACATAAAATACAAGCAGCTATAGCTATGGAACAAAGAGCTAGAGTTATGGGTAAATCTTCTTCTGCAGGTATCTATCGTAAATTTATAGATTCAACTAAAAGGAGTTCTTAATGGGTGATATTTCATTAAGAGGAAAAGGTAGAGCAGCAGATAATATGCCTGCCAAAAATAAAAAAAACTTTAGACCTACAAAGTCTGGAGCAGGTATGACACGAGCTGGTGTTATGGCTTATAGAAGAATGAATCCCGGCTCAAAACTATCAACTGCGGTTACTGGTAAAGTTAAACCAGGATCTAGGTCTGCTAAAAGGAGAAAATCATACTGTGCAAGATCTGCCGGTCAAATGAAGATGTTTCCTAAAGCAGCAAAAGATCCTAATTCAAGACTTCGCCAAGCTCGTAGAAGATGGAAATGCTAACATAAACAACAAGGAGAAAGACTATGGACGGAGTAACATTTGTAACTAAACTGCAAAAATTTATCAAAGATGCATACCAAAACATTGGTGATGCTATGATATCTGGAACAGTTGACAGTATGGAAAAATACAAGTATATGCAAGGACAGGCTAACGCCTATCAAGCAATAATTCAGGAAATCTCTAACCTGCTAAATAAGAAGGAGCAAAATGATGAAAAAGGAAACGTTATCGACCTCGGACAAGGAAATACCAAAAATAAACCTAGGTCTTGAAAATAAGTATAAAGAAATTGATTCAAAAGAACCATTAAATCCAGACAACATAAAACCTGTCATTGATGAATTACCAAATCCTTCTGGTTGGAGATTATTAGTATTACCATTTACACCTAAAGATAAAACTAAAGGTGGAATTATATTTTCACAAGAATCTTTAGATAGATTACGAATCGCAACTAATTGCGGTTATGTTTTAAAAATTGGACCACTAGCCTATTATGATAAAGAAAAATATCCAACAGGTGCATGGTGCAAAAAAGGCGATTGGGTTATTTTCGCGCGCTACGCGGGATCACGACTACCAATCGAGGGAGGTGAAGTTCGTATATTAAATGATGATGAAGTGTTAGGCACAATTGCCGATCCTGAATCTGTACTTCACTATATATAAACCATAGGAGAAAACTATGCCAGAAGATAAAAACGCAAAGACAGTTGATATCGATACTTCAGGACCAGAAGTGGATGTAGAAATAAAAGAAGATGCTACACCTAATACTGAGATTGAATTAAAAGAAGAAACTGTACAAGAAGTAAAAGAAGAGAAAGCCCCTCGTCCCGAGAAACTCGAAACAAGTAACGAGAAGCCAGAGCCGGGTAACGAGAAGAAAGACGAATTAGAAGATTATAGTGAAGGTGTACAAAGACGTATTGCAAAACTAACTAAGAAGATGCGTGAAGCAGAACGTCAAAGAGAAGAAGCACTTCGATATGCAGAACTTTTAAAGATTGAAAAAGATGCAACTTTAAAAAAATTTTCTGTACTTGAAGATGTAAGTGTCAAGGATCGAGAAGCAAGAATTGTTTCAGGGTTACAAGCTGCAAAAGCTAAACTTTCAGAAGCAAGAATCAATCAAGATATGAATGCTGAAGTAGATGCTCAAAGAGACATCGCTAGACTTGGTTATGAGGAAGCAAGACTGATGGAGGCTAAAGCTCAAATTGATCTTATGCCAAAACAACTTAAACCTGAACCAAGACCTGAAATAAATCTTAGCAGATCTACAGAACCACAATTAAGAGCAGAACCAAAAGCAGAGGCTTGGGGAGCTAAAAATAAATGGTTTGGTAGTGATTCAGCTATGACTTACACGGCTTTTGACATACATAAAAAGCTTGTAGATGAAGAAGGATATGATCCTTCAAGCGACGAATATTATGTAGAAATCGATAAAAGAATAAGACTTGATTTTCCGCATAAGTTTGATAAGAATGCAACAACGGAATCGACCAAACCGACACAAGTAGTAGCTTCAGCGAAGCGAAGTGTTAAACCTGGTCGCAAAACTGTGAGACTCACACCTTCTCAAGTTGCTATCGCTAAAAAATTAGGAGTGCCATTGGAAGAATATGCGAAACAATTAAACATCACGAAGGAGGTATAGGCATATGACAAACGAAAAAATTAAGACCCCACGTGCGAGCCAAACTAGGACTGCTGAAAAGAGACCTACAACTTGGACTCCACCATCAAGTTTAGATGCACCGCGCCCTAAAGACGGTTATAGACACCGTTGGATTAGGCTTGAAATTATGGGTCAAGACGACACCAAAAATATTTCAAGTAAGCTGAGATCAGGATGGGAGTTAGTGAGAGCTGACGAATATCCAGGAGAAAATTTCTCCACGATCACAGAAGGAAAATACACGGGAGTTATCGGACATGGTGGCCTTGCGCTGGCAAGGATACCGGAAGAGGTTGCAAAAGCTCGTAATGAATACTTCGCAAGAAGAACTCAAGAGAGCGAACAAGCAATTAAGAACGACCTACTTAAGGATCAGCACCCAAGTATGCCAATCAATAGTGATAGGCAAACTCGTGTAACTTTCGGTGGTACCAACAAAAAATAATTTTTTGGTAATACCAACGATTTAAATAAACTTAAACAAGGAAAAAAACTATGGCTAATAGAACATCAGTAGGTTTTGGATTAAGACCTATTGGAAAAGTTGGTCAAAATAGAGATGCAGGCGGTTTAAGTGAATACAATGTGGCAGCAAGCCCAACAGCTATATTTTTCAATGATCCAGTCAAAGCACTGAACACTGGAACTATAGGAGTTGCAGCAGCTGGTAACATATTGATAGGTTCACTTAACGGAGCTTTCTATACCGACCCAACAACTAAAAAACCAACGTTCCTAAATAACGTACCTAATATTGCAGCGACTGATATCGTTGCATTTATAAGTGACGACCCTTATGAACGTTTCGAAATACGATCAAATAACACTGGTGCTTCAGCACAAACAGATGTCTTCAACAATGCGGACATTGAATACACAGCTGGAAGTACAGCAAACTTTGTATCCAAAGTTACATTGGACGACAGTACATTAGGTACTGGTACAGCCCAATTGCAAATTCTTGGCGTTACAAAAGATGCTAATGACAATGATTTAACTTCAGCAAACGTTGTGTTTGTTGTAAGAATCAATGAACATCAGTTAACAACTACAACAGGAGTATAAGAATATGGCTATCTCAAGAGGACAACTAGTTAAAGAACTAGAACCAGGATTGAATGCACTATTCGGCCTGGAGTACAAAAGATATGAGAATCAGCATGCTGAGATTTTTGACACTGAAACTTCAGACAGAGCTTTCGAAGAGGAAGTAATGTTATCGGGTTTTGCAAATGCTCAAGTTAAACCAGAAGGTTCTGGCGTAACATTTGACAATGCTCAAGAAACTTTCACTGCTAGATACACTCACAACACTATAGCACTTGCATTCGCAATCACTGAAGAAGCGATTGAGGATAATTTGTATGATAGACTTGCGTCTAGATATACAAAAGCGTTAGCAAGATCTATGGCAAACACTAAGCAAGTAACAGCTGCAAACGTATTAAACAATGCGTTTTCAAACTCATTTGCAGGAGGTGACGGAGTTTCTTTAGTAAACACATCACACCCTATTATTGCTGGAACATTCAGCAATACACTTGCTACACAAGCTGACTTAAACGAAACGTCTCTTGAACAATCATTGATTGATATCAATGCATTTGTTGACGAGCGTGGTTTAAAAATTGCAGCTCAAGGTGTTAAGTTAATCATTCCAAAGGAATTACAATTCACAGCGGAGAGATTAATGAAAACTGTTGGTAGAACAGCTACAGCTGATAACGATATCAATGCAATTAGATCAATGGGAATGGTTCCACAAGGTTATGTGGTTAACAATTACCTAACTGATACTGATGCATTCTTTATTAAAACTGACGTTCCAAACGGTATGAAGATGTTCGTAAGAGCACCTATCAAAACTGCTATGGAAGGTGATTTTGATACAGGTAACGTTAGATACAAAGCTAGAGAGAGATATTCTTTTGGATTCTCAGACCCTAGAGGTATGTTCGGTTCACAAGGTGCTTAATTTATAAGCATTATTTATTTTTGGGGCCTCTTTATGGGGCCCCTAAAAACTGATAGAAAGAATGAATTATGACAAAACTGTTTCAAGTAAAACTTAGAGCCTATGGTCACATGGCTGATTTTAACATTGAAGCAGAAGATAGTGCAGAAAGTATAGAACTAGCTATCCTTGACAAAATAGGAAAAAAAGGTATATTATTAAAAGACAGCATGAGATCTTTTGGTAAAGATAATTGCTGGATAACCTATGAGGAGGTTGTAGATGATGTCAGTTCAAAACCTTTATACGAAGAAAAGGTCATTAGAACTTGATTGGGAGCAACACTACGTTCAAGAGGGAATATATACTCTTGATATGGTTAGGATTGACGAAGAAATTCGAAGAATCATTAACCAAATTAAATTGTCTGAAGCTGAAATAGCTCATAGACAAATTAAAGTAGAGATGGCTGCTCCTGAGTTTTCTATAGCAGGCTAAAAACCTCGCTATTTATATCCGAAAATTAGTTTTTCGATGCAGGTATCCCTTGCGCTATTTTAAAAATTCAGCTATATCTTAATTACTATACACTAACTTTCTAATATCGACGCAGTATAGTCGACGCCCTAGAGACGATATTAGATTTACTAGGAGGATAACACTATGGCACAAACAACATTTTCAGGACCAGTTACATCAAACGCTGGGTTTAATTCTGATGACACACTAACTTCAGCAGATCTTTCATCTGGAGGTTTTAACTTAACTGACTTTACTGTAAGACCAGCAGCAACTTATTCTGGAACAGTAGCGGCAGTTGTAGGAGCGGTAAATAAAAGAACTGCTAACACAGTAGGCGGTAATATGTTTGGAGTATATGCACAAACATCATTCAGCAACAATCCAACAAGCACAATTTCAGGTTTAAACACAGCGGTTTATGGTGTAGTTGATTGCGGATCAAGCACAAACATTGGACAAGCAAATGGCGCAACTTTTGATTTTGCACAATTTGCAGGAACAAGAGCATCTCGCCCAAACGCT